TACAGTTCTTTTCTTAGCAGCCCTATTTAATCCAAAACCATACTGTTCCCCATCTTCTGCTTTACTTAATCTATTAATACGTGCAATAATTGATTTATTAAGAGATTTTCTAGATGCCATATGAGTATCTCCTGCGGGAGAATATTCAGTAGGGGTAACTGGCTTAGGAGGAGATGTTTTTGGGCCGTTTATTGTTAAATTAGATTGAGGATTATCTGCAAAAGAATAACCAGAAGGTTCGGGCATTACTCCAGAACCCAGTCTATTCGTATCTAGCCCACCTCCAACACCTTCTACAGGAGGGGTAACAGAGGGAGGTGTAATTGGAGGTGTAACACCTGGAGCAACGGTAGAAGCAGCACCACCAAATCCACCACCAAGAGCATAGCCAAGCCCTACCTTTGCTACATCACCTACAACATCACTATCCTTCTTAACTCTGTCTCCCCTGTCTCTTTTCATTGAACGCAGTTTATCTGTACCTGCTCTAACTGCTTGAGAACCTGCTTCTGTGGCACCGCCAACTAAAGCACCCTTCCCCATAGCTTTACCAGTTTCAGAAGTTGCGAATTTAGCTACAGCAGGAACCGCCTTTGCCCCTAATCTAGCAGCCCCTACAAATAAGGGAGCAATCTTGCTTATATCCCCATAAGCCTTCTGTATATCAGCATCTGATAGACGTTTGGTAATCTTGCCACCGTCATAATCAGGCTCCAATTCCCATTTATCCATGACTAGCCCCCTTTATATTAATGTTTTTAGGTTTAGGAATAGACTTAGGCCTAGCTTTAGCAATAAATCTATCAATAGAGTTGATTGCTTTTTTAAGAGATTTCTGAGTTGGAGAACTAGATGTTCTAGGCTCTACTGTCTCATTTGAATCAATGACTTCTTCTTTAGTAAAACCATCTGCAGATTTCTTATTATCATCTTCATCATCTGCAATACTATTACCAATAAGACCCCCTGCTACAGTACCACCAATACCAGGAGCAACCATATTACCTAATACACCGCCACCAACAGTTCCTGCAATTTTCTTCCACCCTTTTTGGAGACCTGACTTCTCAATATCTCCCTTATACTTCTCAATTGCATCTCTATTATACCTAGTTTTAAATATTGAACCAAATTCTGAATCCCAAGGGCTATTTTCTAACATTGAATTACCTCCTAATTATCTAGTATCATTATACCATTTATTAATATAGCTTTTAAACTTTTGAGTAAAGCCACTCTCGTAAGACTACTAACTCTGTATCCGTTAATCTCTGGACTCCACTTTTTAGGGCCTTTTCAAAAAGTCTCCAGAATGACTTTCCTTTATCTAATAAAGCCCCCTTCTGTATTATATCCATCTTAGCCAGAGACTCTAATTTACTAGCGTTATTTGTATCTTCTAATATAATTAATCTATCTTCTCTCCATTTCTCTCCTGCGGATTTTGATATATCTGCAAGGTCATCTAACTGCTTGTATAGAGAGATACCGCTATCTTGTTTAATCTGATGTAGATTATGTGCTACTGTGTCAATATAAATAACTTGTTCTAGTCTGTCTAAATCATTCGGTTCCTTTATACCAAACTCTTTAAATATATTAATATCTTTTGCAGTTTCGTATAGTGAAGCCACTTCTCTATTTGAATATGATTTTGACAATAAAGCAAGTCTTTGATACCCTTTCAAAAACCTTTGTATTTCTTGTTCTCCTTCTATTGATTTTTTCATAGCATCCTCAAAGAAAGCCACCTTACCTAATATTTTCTCTTGTAACTCCGTTTTTAATTCTATTTTATTAGTCTCTTCTGCAAGATCATGGTCTATCTCTTCAATAGCCTGTTTATTATCTGCTTTATGTAGAATCCAATATAGTTTAGATATTAATACATCTTTTTCCATTATTTGCCCCCAAAGAATTCTTCTCCAACTGATTTAACAATATTCAGAATTCCTTCTACACCATCCTCCGACTTAAAATGCTGGGCAATCTCTGCCTTTGTAAGAAAACTATCTATCTTAACTACCAGACTATTTCTAATCATAGCGGGAGAGTTCTGACTATTCATACCAAACCCAGCAGGGGTCATTACAGATACATCTGGTAGACCTGTATGCTCATCACCATCTGATTCAAAATCACTAAACGAATTTCTCTTTTTATCTTCTTCTGTTGGGCCTCTTTTAAGTTTTTCCACATCTACATTGGATTTTCTACTCTGGGCCAGTTCTTTAATCTGTGGGTTTGGATGCCTTTCAAGTATCTTTAATCCATCTGAATCTAGTTTAGGTAGAAGCTTTTTTAAGACATAGAAGCTTTTGTCTGCTATAAATAAGTGCAACAAATCTTGATTAAACGTCCTATCTATTATATTTATCTTTACTTGTAAATCTATGTCATCGTACATATTCTTTAAAAACATATCTTGTATGTTCCTATTTCGCACTAAGGCTCTCCGTACCAAAGCATCTGAATGCTTCGATAAGGCTTCCCAATTCTCTGCCCTACTTGTCTTTAAAGCCAAGGCAGACACGGCCTTAGCATTGTCCGTAGTAGGTAAGATAAGAGTCTCCAAATCGTCAAGATTTAGTTTCCAAGCCGCAACTCCTTGTACTTCAGGAGAACCTCTTGTGGCACAAAACTTAATTATCTGATAGTTGTCTGGGTCATGTGGGTTCATTGTATTAATCATCTTAATCTGGGTCTGCTCATCAAGAGAAGTAAACCTATCAAGCTTCTTCTGAATCTCTGGAGACATTGCAACCCCACCAGTAGCATCAAAATTCATCTGTGGGTTTCCTTGTGGTTTCTGACCCTGTTGTTGAATCGGCTTTCCCATATTCTGTGCTTGTTGTGGCGTAGTAGAGGGCAAACTCATACCAGCAGCATCTTCCATTGCATTCTGTTTTAGAAGCATTTTATTAATTTTGCCCAAAAGAAGAGATTTTTCCATATCTTTTTCTCTATTTTTATTTGCGTTTTTATACGTTTCACCAACATCTTTTCCATGTTTTGGCATTCTTTGATGCTCGGACTCTTTCTTCTTCTCTCTACGTTGCCAACGCCATTCTTTAGCCATTATTCTTCATCCTCTGTAACCCATCTAATTGGGAGTTGATTAAATTCGTCATCATCAAAAGACTTATAGAAGTAAGGCTCTTTATTTAGTTTAAGGGAGCTTCCTTCTTTAGTCTCTTCTTCATCACTAGGGTCAATATCGAACTCTATCTTTCTAGGAGGAGACGTTTGATTACCTGTCTCTCCTTGATAATCATTCTCTCTCTTAGAATAACTATCTACGTGGCCTGACGATTTACTTTCATCAAAAGCATTCTGAATAATTGGATCTGGTTTCTCCCCATTTTTAACTTGTGGTGCATCCATCGAAAACGCTTCTTTTTCAAGTTTTTCATCTTCTCCATTTAAAGGTTCTTGTTTCTTTCCAATGGCATTTGCGTCATTATTAAGTCCGATGCTTTCGTGTATCTGGTCCCCTTCTTCCATCTTGTTAAAGTCCTTTCGTAAGCTCTTTTCTACATATTCTTCTAACAGTTTATAATACTTAGGGTCTTCTTTAAGATGTGCATGTGCAATCTTACCTATCATATGATGGTCATCTCCTACTGCATCTGTATGTTCATGTTCAACTTTCAATCCTTCCATCCATTGTTCAAGACTTATCTTATCAAAATTAACGCCCAAATCCCTACCTAATTCAAAGGCCTCGTCTTTCTCTATACGAGACTTATGTATAGAATAAGGCTCTACTGCTAATGAACCACCACCATCAATAGCCTTTTGTTCTTTAGGGCTATTGTTCATCTGCACTGTCTTATTAATCTTAGTAGCAGGCTCTATAGGGTATTTAAGCAAAGAATCTTCTTCTTCTTTCTTTGGGCCAATTACATGTGGGTTCATTTCTTTTAATTCTATTGTATTAAAGCCCACTTTCTTAGCCGTTTTCACATCGTCTCTTCTTGGAGTAACGTTATTCTCACTAGTTCCTTGATTACTTAATTCATCCCCATTAACAGAAGGCTGTTGTAAAGCAGACACGGAACTAGGCACTAGTTTCCAAAGTTTCAAACTCTCGACTTTCTGATTGACAGAATCTCTAAAGAAATAACCCATTGCTTCTTCAAGAGAAGAGGTTAGAGACTTCATATAAGCCACTTCTTTTGATTTGCCCAACATAGCTAGTCTTGGTATAATCATTCTATTAAGTCTAACTACTTCATTACCAAAATGATATATACTTAAATCTTTTCCACTCTCTTGGGCTGAATTTATTGCAGATATTTCTTTATAGAATTTCCCCAGAGCATCTGGTAAAGACTCTGTAGTAAGTACAGGAGCATCATTCGCTATAACTTGGTAGCCCTCTCCTTTACCTACAAGTTCTACAGAATTTTCCCCAGAAGAAAATTTAGAGAAATAAAATTGAGTGTCCATTACTTCTTCACCGTCTTATTTATTCTATATAATAATCCTGCATCGGACATAGGCTTCCCAGTAGTCTCAAAGAAAGAACTATCTGGCCTCATTGATTTTTCCATCATTCTTAGTCCCTTTCCCCCAATACCCTTTTCACCAATACCTGTTATTTCATCAATAGCCTCTTCTGAATCTTCAGGGCGTTCAAATTCTTGTGTATTAATCCCTCTTTGCTCAATATCGTCTCCTTCATCAGGCAGTTCTAAATCTTCAAAAGAAGGTACTCCCTCGTCTTCAATATCTTGTAATTCTTCATCTGAAGCATCCTCCCCAAAATGTCTAACAACTGGTTTACCATCCTTTGTTTTTTTAGTCTTTTCTTTTTTATCTTTAGTTTTTTCGGCAGGGACTGGTTCCTCTATTGGGGTTGTTTTACCATAGAATTTATCCAAGCTACTAGGAGAAGGTTTATTTAAATTCTCCATTAGCTTTTCTCTTTTATTGCTCTCTGCTATTCCTGCATGTAGAGGGCTATATATATCTTTAGCATCAGAAGACCCTGCAACACCTGCCACCCTCTCCTCGGCATCTTGTAAAGCCTTTTCTTCTGGAGTAGGATTAGCAATATTTTTAAGACCTTCCTCCATAGTTTTGGGGGCTCTTATTCCTCTTGGTGCTTGTTCAGGAGCTTTAGGTTCTGGACCTACCATATCATCAATAGCTTTATTTCTTGCAGTATTAGTTTTAATTAATGTTTCTTCTGTATCAATCTGCTTTTTAAGAGAAACTACCAGTAATTCTTTTTGGATGCGTTCTAGAGGGGTTCCAACATCTTTATTTAAAAACAAATCTTTAGAAGCGTCTTCCATTTCTTGTTTCCATTGTTCTATATTTATATGGGACTCTTCTATAATTCTATTATTACCAAACCTTTCTCTATATAACTGAAGAATTTCAGAAGCGTTCTCAGGATCTTGGCTTTCAGCAAGATCTCTTTCTCTAGTTGCTCTTTCTTCAAGTTCTTTTGGATACATCTTATCATACAACATAAGTTGTTTATGTTTTAATCTATCTTGTTTAATATGCAAAGTATTCATATAAGGGGTTGCTTTCTTTTGTTCTTCTGGAGAAGACCATTTAAAGTATTTAAAATCATTATCGATAGAGGCTATTTGTATATCCAATTCATCATAATCCTCTCTTAACGCTTGCCAAGGATGCAGTATTCGATTTCTTTGTTTACCTTCTTCTTCAAAAGCCTCATAGGGAATACGGGAACTATAAGGATCATTAAAATAACTAGCTGCATCTCTATTAATCTTGAATGTTTCTTTATCTCCCCAAGTAGCTAAACGATAGTATAGATCTTCTTCATGCTGTATATCACTTTCATGTTGAGCAGCTACCATAGCCCTCATTTCTGGAGAGACCCCTATAACATCTTTTAATTCAATGTCTATTTCTCCTAATCTCTTTAAATATTCTTGTATTTTTAGTACATTTCGGTGTCTAAAATACATAGGATCTGGTTTTGTAACTTCAGTCATTGTCTTTGGGTCCCATACTAAGACTGTCTTTTTTTGCTGTGTTTTTAATTCTTCTAGTTTTTTAGTTAAATTAGCTTGTTCTTTTTCAAGGGCCAATACTTTCTTTAAAGGTTCTTTAAAAGCTAGTTTAGGAGGTTCAAAAGAAGCCTTCGGAGGAACTACCCCTCCTGCAGCCGTAAGTTGTTGGGGAGTCTCTATAAAAGTTCTAGCCCAATTAAACATTTCTTCGGGGGGCAACTTAGTTAATTGATCCCCTACAGTAGAAGGTCCTTTTGATGTTTGAACAGGAAATCTAAGAATATGGGAAGGTATATCAAATACATTATATTTTGGAAAAAGCCCTACAACATCCCCATCCATAAATGGCCGAAGAAAATAAAAATACTCATCGTCTTTAAAAGAATCAGGTAGATTATTTCTATCTCCTTTGAACAACTTATCAACTATTTCCATAGCATCGGTTTTAACCTTATCTGAAGGAGTATTCTCATCAAACATATGTCCTTTCTTTTTCAGTAATAAGGTAGAATCGGAGTTTACTTTCATAAAGTATCTAATAGCATCATCCCTAGTTTTAAAAGACTTTGGTGCAAGACAGTCATCCACAAATCTATCCCTACCAACAGCTTCCTTTATAGGAGGAAGTTTTCCACCTTTTCGATTTCGATTAATTTCGTCCTTTGTGGCATAACCAGCCATACCATCTGGTACACTAATACCAAATCCATGAACTGGGGTACTCCCCATAGGAAGAACTAAAGTATCCATGTTAAAATCAGGAATATATTGCTGAATGTCTCTTTCTATATCTCTTCCTTCGGTTTCTAAATAGGTGTTTGGCTTGGGAAACAGGGCTTCATCAATCACAGCCCCTTTCAGACTTGCTAATAAATGCCACTTTTCATCATAATCTCTGGGATAGGGGGAGTGTACACTAGATAGTTTTACTTTATGTATTTGAGAAAGCTCATAATAATGTTTTAAGAACCCAGGTATTCTAGATAAAGCACCGATTTTTCCATGACTATCCGTACCAAATCTTTCATATAATTCAGGAGCACTATACCTACGTGGTTCTATAAGAGGTAAAGGCAACTGCATTGCTTTTAAAGGAACTGTTTTTGCATATAAAGAATCTTCTGCTCTTCCCCTACCTAGTTGTTGATACATGGCCCAAAGAGCAATACTGTTTCCTATAGCTGCTGGGGCTCCCATAATAGCCGAAACATCTTCTCCTTCCCAACCAAGACCTTCCTTGGGGGCCTTTTCTTTATCAACTAATTTCATATAGTCGGTCTGTCCTTTAATAGGAGCAGGTTTGCGTACATCTAAAGGCTTCCCTCCACCAGTTCCTTCTAAGGCTCTAATATTTGCAGAGATATCAGAAGGATAGGTTATCTCTTCTAATAAACCAAGTTCTTGAAAAGGACTAGTAAAAACATCAGAAGGAAGTATATACGCTTTTGGGTTCAACTTATGTTTTTTAAGATTCCCATCTTTATCTAACTTATACCCATTCAATCCTATTATTTTACCACTTAAATCCCTAATGGGTTCAATATTAGTATAACCGAAATGAGCAAGCACTTCTCCTTGCTCTTGAGAGAATTTATTAGAAGTAAGTATATACGCATGTTGTAGAAACCTCATTTCCATTTGGATTCTCTGGAGATTTTCTGAGGGATATTTACGGTCTATACTTCCTATTTTATTCTCCAAATACTTAATATATTCTTCTTTGTCTCTACCTAAACCGATTGTTTTATTAGCCGTAACTCGTTTTTGTCTTAAATCATCATAATAAGCAGCGTCTGCATCAAATGTTCTATTAGGTTTAAAACCAAGTTGAGCCTCATCTACTAAATTACTCTCTTCTATTTCTGCCCTTAATAACTCAAGTTTTAAATCATAAAGAGCATTTAATTCTTTTATCTCTTCTGGGGAAAATTGTCTGGTTAAATCCTGTATTTGCCTAGGATTTAACTTCTTTACACTATTAGGATTGGTGTACATAGCATACTCTTTAGCTACTTCTGATGTGCCTGTAGCCATACCGCTGTCTAACACATTACCCTCTTCATCTGTTATCTCTTCTACGCCCCCTCCTTCAGCCCTGTCTTTTAATTGTAAATAAGTATTAAGATTAAAAGGGACTACTTTATTTGCTAATTTCTCATACTTGTGTTTAATATCTAGCATTGCTTTAAAATCAGGGGACTCCATTAAAGCATTTCTCATAGTCTCTACTTTTAATTTATTAGAATGTTCTATTTCTACGGGGCGTAACTCATTTAGTCTTAAAACGTCTGCAACTAAAATCCCTAAGTGAGGTGATACAGGCATTTGGTCATTAAAATATGGGGGCAGTAAACAAACATTACCATGCTCTTGTAAAAACAGCTTTCTAGCAGAAGCCAGATGGGATTTTCTTAAACTATCCCACTCATCTACTATCTTCAATGCTTGATTATATCTTTCTGCCTCTTCTGAAGATTCAGGGTCTAATATATCTAATTCTTTTAAAGCAACTTGAACCCTTTCAAAACCATACTGTTTAGTTATTTCTAAGGCTGTTTCAACCTCTTTCATTCTCTTGTCATATTCTTTTTTAAACTTAGAGGAAATTGTAAATTCAAATCCTTGTTTATCAAAGGCTTCAAATAATTCAAGACCTCTATTACCATACAAATATTTGCAAGATGTCTTCATGTAGGTTCGATAATATTCCCATACAAGTCTTTTTTGGTCGGACTTTAAAGCTGGATGCTCGGCAATAGCTGTTTTATAAATACCCAAAGAATCTATTATATAATTTACAGCGTCTTTAGAGGAGTCTGGGGTTCTTAAATTAAGAGCAAAATCTGCAATAGTTTTTTCAACAGGGGCTATTTCAGTTCTCTGTTTTCTACGCCTAAACTCAGTACTAAGTTCGTTGAGTTGTTTCCCATAATCTTGTATTTGTTTTAATAATCCTTGAACATCTTCTTGTTTATTAAAATCAGCTTCCCATACAGCTTTACTGTTATCTATAACATTATCTAATGTAGTATTAACAAAACGTGTAAGTTCTGCATACTTTTCTTTTTCATCCCAGTTTAAGTGACCATGTTTACCTTGGTTGGCTTCAGTTTCATATTTTCTAAATGCCAGATAATCATTAAATCTCTCTACAATTTTAGGCCGGTCTGTGTATGTTAAAGCCCCTTCAAACACATCTTTTCTATATTTAGCAAGATATCTAGATTTTTTATTATCGTACTGGGCTTGAAAATCTTTCTTAATTTTTGTAAGCTCTTTTATCTTTTTCTCTCGCTGTTTTTCAACACCCCCTAATTTCTTTACACTATCCGCATCAGTTGTATCGTAAGGAACCAGATTCTCATTTAAATGCCTTGTTCTCATCTCTTCTATAGTAGCAGATAAAGAATTAGACTCTGCATCATTAACTAACTCTTGTTCATAAGGAGTATAGTTTAAAGGTATATCATTAGCCTGTGTTCTTAGATGTTCAAATATCTTTCGTACAAAGATTTGGGGTTTTTCATTTTCGGGCACTTCAAGCCACTTACGTTCAGCATAAGGACTATCAATAAAATAATAGTTTTTAAGATTTACAGATTTCGCATAATAAACCTTATTGTTTTTTTCATCAGTATATATTTCGTCTACTTTATATTTTTTACCATTTAATTCTACTTCAGTTTTATCAACATAAATTATCTGAAACGAACCAGTACTATCTTCTCTTGCAGAATCGTCAATACTTTGTAAATCTTCTTTATATTCTATTTCATCGTCTTTTAGTGCCTGTCTAATAGTTTCAATACGACTTTCAAAAGCAACTATACGATTCTTAATTTCTAATTTAGTTTGTTCAGTCTCTGCTGTTTCTGGCATATCAGAACCAGACATATCAGCTAATAACTTTGCATTATGGTCTAGAACTTGTTGAAATTTCTGTATCTCTAAATTCTGTGCTTTTCTTTTATTTTTAGAGGCGATAGTTCGTGCTTGTTTGAATCCATCATAACCGTTTCTTATATTGGTTTGTTTATGCACACCTAAAGAATCCATCCATATTCTAGACTCATTATCTACATTATCCTGAATTCCTGCTTCATGACGTTTACCATCATTAAAAGCAGACATCGTAATCCATTCTTTATCTTCTTTATCATGTGCGGCCATAGCCTCATTACTATTATGCCTATACAAAACAGGATGCCAAGGAAGGGTAACAGTCTTCCCATCTTGGTCTATACCAATATGTTCGTGATAGAACAGTCCTTTTCTTGTTCCTATTTTCCTATTTTTAACTTCAACAGAAAGTCCTGTTCTATTACTGGGGTCAGGAATTTCCCCAGCATATTCTAACTTTTTATACCCTTTGCGTTTTCCACTTTTCTTACCTTCTCCATATTCATTATATCTACTTTCAGGGTCCAGTAAATCTGAACGTTTCCAGTCAGTAGAAAGAAACTCAGTTGGTTCTACTTGAAAACCCTGTAAATCATTTGCATACCAATAAAGCTTTTTTAAATCTTCTGCAGATATATTTTCTTCAAGCCCCAAATCTCTTAAAATAAGATTTATAGAAGCTCTTAATGCATTGACTTTGGACATATCTGCAGGAACACCATTAATATTAAAAGAATTATACTTTATTCCGTGTTTTTTAAACTGGTCTACTACATAATCCTCTACTTCTGGAGTTATTATATATACTAAATCTCCTCTAGAATCAATACGATAAAGACCATTCTTTAAACAATATATATGGCGTAAATCATTTCTATAATAAGAAAGAGCAAGTGGAGTATTCGTTATTCCTTCTTCTTTATCGGTTTTTTGTCTGTCTATTGCTGAAGATCCAGCCCCTAAATCGGCTGGTTTAAAAGCAAAATTTGTATTGTTGTTCCTAAATGACGCTGCGAAATTAGCCGCATCATCTTTAAAATCTGACACCCATCTATCAACATGGGTTGAATCAATCGCACTAAAATTCTTCTCCTTACCTAAAGATTTAGGGATTAAATTTGCAGGGTCTTTGGCTACCGAACTATAAGGAACTAATACACTAGCAGGATTACGCCCTACTATATATTTATGTCCTACTTTATCCACCCGTAACCAAGCTAGCCTACCTTTAATATACCCTAAGACATTAATACTCATATCTCCTGGTTTTTTTCTATTCACACTATGTGAAAAAGAAAAGATAGGGCGTTTATCTGCTGGGATATCTTCTAAATATTGATTAACCTCTAATTCAGCAGCTTTAAGAGGATTAACAAAAGGCGTGTTGTTAGGAGGGTTAGTTACTTTTTTAGCCTTTAATAAGACATCCTCTATTCTATTTAATAAAGAGGTTTTATTCATATTATCCCCCATACCCCGTTGTAGTATCCTCACACTTCTTCTTTTTCAACCAATCTGACATCATATTAGCAATCTCTTTAGAATCTAATTCATCAAAATCATCGTCTATATGAGATGACATAAAGAACTTTTCCATACTACCATCAAAATATTCTTCCACAACATACTCAATAAGACAGTTGGACTGACTCACAAAATCAATAAATTGACAGGCAGTAAGACTTATCTCAAGCTCATCACTTAAATCGATGTGGAATTTCCCATCTTCTGGGTCAAATTCAGTAGATAAAATAGTCATTTTAATAAGTGCTTAGTGTTTTACTTTTGCCCTTACCAGCTAAAGAAGCTACGTCTGCTTTAACAGCATCTCCGTATATATCCGTCTCGCCACCTTCGGTATCTTCTGTATAGCGAGTTCGCATATCTTCTACCTTATCTGTTAGGGTCTTAATTGGTTCAGCCACTGATTTTCTCATCGTCTGAAGTCTACCATTCTGTGAAATTGTTTTAGCTAACACATCGCTCCAACTCTTTCCTGTCTTACCATCATCTCCTTCATTAATCATACCATCAAGAGCCTCTAATATAGCTAAACCAATCTGTTTAGGACTATAGTTTACAAGAGATTCTCCTTTTCCCTCTTCTTGGAGCCCTTGTAAGAATCTAGCACCCACTTTATTGGCAGCTTCACTAATAGTACCTCCTGCTTTGGGATGGCCGATAAGAGATTTTAAACCCCCTCCTTGCAAAGCAGCAGGAAGCCATTTCATCTCATCATCTTCTCCTGTTACATTCCCTTCGGGAATTTCTTGTACCCAAGGAGACTCCTTCTTAATAGTGCTCATCGCCTTATTGATACTGTTCATCGCTTTATGTAATGATGCGCTCATTTCTGTATCCTCCGATTTTTTCATTGTAGAAATACTATCTGGGTCTATAATATTTGGGTCTTTTTCAATAGGTGTATCTACTGCTGTGTTTATATCAGCCCTACGTGCTTGTTTATTTTTTTGTTCTTTTTGTTGCTTTAGTTGTTCTGGAGTAGGGTTTGTTCTAGCTTTTTCAGCAGCTTTTGCGGATTCATCAGCCTGTCTAGCTGCTTCTGCTAATCCTTCACCTACTCTATTCTTTGTACCCTGCACTTTAACGTGTATCTCATTACGTTTACCAGCAGCAACATTTGCAGCAGATTCAGGAGTCCATTTCTCAGGAACTTCTCCTTTCTTACTAGGTCTCTTCTCTAATTCTCTAAACCGTATAGCCGCTGCTCTAGCGGCATTAAGATTGGTGAAAGTTACTTTATTTGTCCCTCTATTTGGGCCTCTTGTACTATTTTTACTATTAATAACACCTAAAGAATCTGCTCTTCTCATTGCTTCAGCATGATTAGGGTCATTCTTATTCATTAAAATGTTAGCGAGATTATCCACATCCTCTTTATTTGGGTCGTAGCCTCCTGGTAAATCTTTCTCAGGTGCATGGGCAAGTGGTTTAGGATTTTTACCTTTATAGTCTCTCTGAGCATTATATTTAGTTAAAGTATCCGCATTATCTGGATTAAAAATATCTTCCTCAGACCCAAGAATATTTTTTAACTCATCCATATCACGAACAGTATAATGGTTGGCTATTAATACATCTGCTTGAGCCCTTGTTAAAGCATTTGCTCGTAACTCATCAAGATCGTAAAACCCATCTATTCTTTTCAAGTCTTTCCATTGTTTAGTACTCATAGGTTGATTTGCATTTTCTTTCTTATCAATTTTTCTAGCTTCTGCAACAGCAGTAGCATCATCCATCTTTGAATAGAATTGTTCTGACACACCGTGTCCCTGTAAATAAGCATTTACTAGAGCCCTTTGTGCTTTCTTACCTCGTGGTGCTGCAGCAGGTGTTTTAATTGCTTCTACTTTAAAATTCGGATGCAGTCTAGCAAGTTCCACTATCTTTCCTAATTGTTGTCTAGGATCTTTTATTTCTTTTTCATACAAAGAACGAATTGTTTTAATATCGGGAATACGGTGGTTACTTCTTTCCCAAATAGCCATGTCTTCGCCCCTACTTTTAGCATTAAGATAGTCTGCTTCCCGTTTTCTTGTTAATTGATTATAATTAAGTTCTGCTGCATGAGCAACAAATCTATTTATATTATTTTCATTAGTAAGAAGTCCTGCGACTTTAGCGGGGTCATTATTAATATCATTTAAAGTAATTCTTCTAATGTCTTTTTCTTCTGGGCCTGCTTCGGGGTCTTGTAAACCTCTTAATTTAGTTAAAGAACCTTCCAAAACCTTTAAATATTCTTCCAAGGCTGCAGGATCGGTTGCAGTTTTCAAAAAGTCCTTTTGAGGGACGAATCTAGATAGACCTGCTTTTTTAAGGGCCGCATTTAAAGCCTTACCATGCATTAGAAGTCTCTTTTTTCTTTGATTCACGTCTGCCATTTGTTCTTCATTATTTATATCAAGATTTGAAGATTCAGATACCTTAACTTGGGTTTTTAATTCCTGTATTAAATCCTGCATTCTCTGAAACACATCTCTCTCCTGTACGGGTTTCGGAGTCTGTGTCTGCCCCATTTTCCTTGCCTCCTCTTCTTCTGGAGTAGGAGGAGCGACTTGACTAAAATCAATGCCAGTCAGTCTTGAGAACTCGTTTATAAAAGCAGCGTTTCTGGGGTCTTCTGATATACTTGCAAGATGTGCAAGTATCTTATCCCATTCATCGTGACCCTCAATTATCGGATCAGACATACTTTCAAAATGCTTCATAAAATTAGGCACATTATCAGGATTTTCCTCAGCGGCTTTTTCAAATGCTTTTTCTTTTGGAGTTTGTGTACCTTGTGCCTTCCTTTTAATAGCTGCATCCCATGCTGTTTTAAAGCTTTCATCAACAACTCTCTGAATATCTTCTTCTTTTAATCCTGGTGCGCTATTCTTCTCTAAGTCAGCCACCATTTGTTCTACAAACGGAGGGGTTATAACAGGCCCCTGCCCACCATTAGCTTGGGCTGCTTTTTTATAAGAGTTTCCAATGCTTTTAGCAGTAGCCATACCTTCTTGAGGAGTCATTGTTTTGTTTCTAATATGCTGATTAAGATAATAACCAAAGTAGCCCAACAATAAAACACTTGTTAAACTTCCTCCAGCCATAACCCCTATGGATGCCCACATAATTGCAGCCCATTGGTTGGAAGTTAGATTTCCTAACTTTCCTTTTATTCTATCATAGCCAGATTTACCTTCATTAGGTGTCCTTAAAGACTCTCTGTACTGTCTTAATTGTTCAAGCACTCTTTTTCTAGTTTCTCCTCTAGTATTCTGAAGTAAGAATTTAAAATGCTCTAATTTTTTCTGAATTGCTGCATTTTCTTGGTCTTCAAGACTTGAAGTAGTTTTACCGCCTCTAGCATAATGAGCACGATTTTTCTCATACTGACTTTTAGGGGCAGATGCAGGAGAAGGAGCAGTATACCCAGAAATATCTCTCTCATCATAAATCTCTTGTGGGTTACTTAAATCTTCCTGTGGGGTGCCTGGTTCCCCTTCATATTGATTAGTATGAGGATTAAACCATACCCTTTTCTGTAAATCAGGTCTCCATCCTTTTATAATTGCATTCTCTACAAACTTATTCAAAATAAGTAAAGACTCTTGGGGCATATTGGTCTTTATAGATTTTTCAATGTCTTTAATACTGATCTCAGATAAACCTCTGGCTATAAGGGCCTTTCTTAAATTTGGAGAAAGGGCTTTGGAAATAGTAGAAGATTTCTTTATGACTTTATTTAAATGGGTAGGTAACTCAGAAAAAGAAGTAATTTTCTTTATCTGCTGCTTCTGTAGAAATTCTTTATCCTTCCACATATCTTCTTTTTCATACGCCTTTCTAAGATCCCCATTCATATACTGCATATATGGATTTGATGCCATCATTCTCTGCAATACTTGAGGGTCATTAATTAACATATCTTCGGGTCTTTCCTTAGCCATTATCTATCCTCCAAGTACCTTTTTTCTTTTTTAAAAAACCAGCCCTAGGATTGGTGCCTCTTCTCTTCATAAGGCCCCCTTTTCTTAATTGTTTTTCCACAAATTCTGCTATTCTATTTGACAGGTTGTTCTTCATTTTTGTTTAATTGGCTTAAAACAGTGTCCAAACACCCATGAATTTCAGAAAGTGCTAATTTTCGTAATGCTTTATATCTAGAATCCTCTAATTCTACAACTTCAATAGTGCTTAAAGTCTTATTAATAAAATTAGAAAATTTAGCCTTAATAAAATCAGCATCAGTAGATAATATTATTTGTTGATAAAGTTCTACCTTATGTCTTTCAATTAATGTCCGTACTTGTTCTATTTTATCCCCTGGTAATGATAAACTAATACATTCAATCAACCTTCTTACTAACTCATTTAATAAGTTTTCCATCTTACCTCCTTGTTACAATACTAAAATGTACCCGAAGAGAAGCGTCTATTTTGTTAGCAAAATCTTCAAAAGACTCTTTTAAAGACGTTTCAATAAAATGAACTCCTTCTTTGGGCTTCACACGCCTTGTATATGCAGACATTGTTTTATTTCCAGACCGATACCCAGACACTTCTTCTGTATGGGCCTCTATTCCTCTTTCTATATTACTTGCATATTTTGCAGAATATAAAATCGTGCTGTTATTAAACGTATTGGTCACAGAACCAGACCTTTTTAAACCCCCTGTTTTTCCTACAGGGCATCTTGTCTGAGATAAGGTAAAGCCATATGACCCTCTATCGTGTAGAGCATCTAAAAGGGCTTCCATTATCTTTTCTGTACTATTATCCATACTAACATTATCTCATATTTGATATAACTTTTAAACCACGTCTTGGTTTTTCCAGTTTTCCATATCCTTTTTAAAGGACTCGTGAAACTCTGCTTCACAACTCTTAGGACCACCACAGTTTGGGCATACAAACGAGTACTTACCCAGTCTGTTCCATGTGCTAATATGTGAAGCTTTCTTACACTTATCACACGTTAAATACATATTCTATATCTCATCATCGTCTTCTTCTCCTTCTATCCTATCTATATCATCATCAGCATCCCACAATTCATTTTCTGAGGGCAAACTTCTATTAAACGCTTTATTTTTTAGGGGCTTTTTCATACCGTAGTTTGTCAAAGGATGTTGCATTTTAATTAATGCTCCGTCCATAGATTTATTAACTCCTTGAGCAGGGGGTTGTGGAGGAGCCGAAGGCTCTTGGGTTTCCCCACCTTCTGCACCTTCTCCACCTTGAGAACCTTCGCCACCAGCAGGTAATTGTCCTTGCCCACCTGACATTGCAGCCATCATCGGATTCTGTGCCTTGCCTGTAAATAAGAAGTCTATCTCTTCTATTGTATCTGCCCCAGGTTTCAAATCTACTGTAAAACCAAGAGTCATCATCTGTGTGGCAATTGCTACCTTCTGTTGTGCCTGTTGGAGTATAATAGACTCAATCTTTTCTTCAGGTGCTTTAAGTCTAAGTTTCCAATCTGTGATATGAAAAGCTTTCATGATTTGGGGGAAGATCTTTTCATTGTAACGTCTCTGGTCTGACTCAATAACATTACTAAATACCTTGACTTGCTGGGTATTGTGGAATACAAGACAACCAATACCCCCAACAAACGTATGGCTCTCAGTTTCTATATCAAACACGTATTTTGGCGCATCAAGAGAAATAATTCTTTTAATTACATTAGAATCGGTTTTTCTATCGTTCTTACCAAAAGAAAGTCTCCAATTATGGTTCCAATTATCATTGTCACTCTTTCTGAATTCAACATTTGCTTTGTAGCCCAAGGTTTTAGCTAAGTACTCTATTCCAGCTAAAAGAAGTAAGGAAGTAGAAACACACCTAAAGGAATTTTCAGAAAGCTTACTACCGTCTCCTTCAATATAACCATCTAAGAAAGCCTGTTTTAAATGCTCTCTTCCATTTAATATTTGAGTGGGGACTTTTCTAATTAATTTAGGCTCTCTAATAGGCTTACTATTTAAACTAGAGACAGTATTATAAGAGTAATATACTAATTCTTTAAATTCTTCTACAATACTATTACCGTAAATTAAACATCTTCCACCACTATCATATTTAGCAATTCTTACTTCTTTATTATACTTAGACTCTAATATGTTTTTGCATTTAGATAATAACCCATCATTATTATTAGCAAACTCCAACCCTGCCTCTTGAAATAGAATAGATCCTTCGGCAGAATAGAAACCCAATAACCATGCGAATTCTTCTGTCATTGAATGGTATTCGTTAGATGTTGGCAAACTAACAATATCAATACTATCGCCTACTTTTAAATCAGAGGCTTTAACTTCCTGTTTGTCTTTCATAAGAGAATGATCTACTGTAGTCTCAGCAAAACCCCCACCAAATTCAAAAGCCAATGTATGATCTTCTCTACATTTATGCCTCCATATATTCTTCGGTTTTGTCCAACCATCTTGAGACAATACTTCTAAATTCTTAGGGAACTGACTATGTTGATTTGCAGAATTATGATGCAAAGCTTCAATAGGAATTAAATCAATAAACTTTTCATCTTTGCGTATCCATATAGGTGTATCCCCAGATACAGACTGTCCTGCCATTGGTCCCACACCTTCCATAATATTCATATACATCTGAGGCACACCATAAATAGCAGATATTCTATCTCTGATTTCATTTCTTACGGGCAAATAATCCATTTCATTAAGAGTATGGAATAATTTTACGAAATCTGTACGACCCCTACCCGTCTTCTGAGAGACAGCAATCCACGGCATATAGGTAGGGTCTTCAAGCATCTTTGCCTCAACCCTAGCCCTTTCTACTTCAAGAGACTGGGCATCATCTGTATAGGTAAGGATTAAACCTGAAGGTGCTTTTCTTTCAAAGAAATAGCGATAAAGATATCTATCCATACCAGATATAGTTAAAACCTTTTGCATAATAGTAAGCAAAGGGCTATAACCATATGTTTCAGAAGGACTGAACTTGGATGAATGAATTACCTCGTCTTCAAAGAGATACACTCTTCTACCACGATGGTTATAAATATACATAATAGCCTTTCTTTCATAACCACATATAGGGCACGGGTCTGGTTTAATCTCAATTTCTTCCCTATGGAAAGGACATATAAAGTGAGAGTTTCTGGGTAAGCCATTTTTGTCTAAATCAAACTCTACTAAAGCTGGGTGCAGTCTTCGTATTTCAGATACCTTTGTCCATACTTGGTCATCCATTTTCATATAGTCTTTTTGTAACATAATAAAAGAATCATCGACTATGTTTATATCATCAGATGTAACTTTTAATATTTCTTCAAAAGATTGCCCAAACACATTACAATTATCTCTAACTGATTCAAAATATTCAATTTGTTGTTTATTGGGTTTTCTTAATTCTTTGCTTCCGCATCGTTCACACTTTTCTACTTTTTCTTGATACTCTTCACCACACTGTTTACACTTTAATACAAAAGCCGCTACCCACTCATCTAAACCCTTTCTAAAGATTTCTCCTCTCAGAGACAGTATAGGAATGCGTAATTCTGCAATATCAAAAGCAAGTAAGTATAGGTCTTGAATAAACATTCTACGATAGGCATAAGCAGTTCTTAACCAATCAAAGTATAGTTGCTCAATACCTAAAGGAGTAGAATCACTTCTTTGGTAGCCGCCCATTGAAGATTTGGCAAAGTTTGAGAAGCCTCCGTCATACGTACTTTGCAATATAGTATTGGACTTTTCTAAAACTTTATGTTGGGAAGCTATATCTGGAATAAATTCCTCTAACTTCATTAGTTACCTCTATCCATTTAATATCGGGGTTTTATCTCGTTTCTTTTTAATAATTGGCTCTCTATCATGTCCAAATACCTCAATCATCCTTTCTATCGCACCCATTAACCTTTCTTCTCTATCTGTCACATCTTTATTAATTATACCACTTTTGCCCCGTGCTTCCATAATTCTATCGAAGTATCCAGTTACCATCATTTCTTCGATAATAGCAGTCATCTCGGTTCCCGTAACTACTTTTAGAGCAGGGGAGGTGTCAGGAACACTTTCTACTAACGTAGGTAGGTTTTTAATCTGTGGATGCCACATATCTAAAACTAACCATCTATCATTCGCTGTATCGTATTTCGCCCTGTATCTTTCGGGGATCATAGCTTCAAAATCCATTTTATCTCCTTACTAATTCATATGTTGCAAAACAAAAATCACAGTGCATTGACCCACTATCTAATTGTTTTGCCCCTCTTTTATTACATATCATACAAACATCATCTCTAGGGCCTTCTTCTCCTGAAGGTTTCTTTTCCTCATCAAATGTTTCTTGTAAGTTTCCTAAATAAACAGAGCCTCTTCTTCTATCTGGGGAATAATAATCTTGATAGGCCCCTATTGCTAAAGCAACTGAGAAGAAACTATCTCCATGACCTGCAGGTGACTCTGGAGCCTTCAGATCGTTAGTCACAGATAAAATTTGCCCTAGAAAACGATCATCATCAATAAGTCTAATTTTCTTCTTTTCCACTTTTTTGGCAAAATCTGTAGCATAAGAATTCTGATTCCTACGCCCA